TGTAGCTATGTCAGAATCAGATGCACAACGTATCTTTGATACACAAGAAGGTTTTAGACTTGCGACTCCAAGAGAGGCTCAAGAATTCTACGCATAACGGAGGCGTTTTAATTGCAAAATATAGTCAAGGGAAGTAAACAAAAGATATACCTTAATGTATACAACGATGGGGTCTTAACACAGGCAACAGCAGTACCAACCTTGAGCGTATATGATGCAGATAGCGATACCATTGCGTTAACTGGATATTCCAGTATTACAGTAACAGACGAGAATGCTGCTGGGGTTTATTCTTATACAATGACCCCAGCACTTACTCAAATTAATAGAGTTTTAAAATTTGTTTGGTCATATGCACTAAATAGTGTGGTTACATCAGAAACTCAGTTTTATGCAGTAGAGACACAATATTCAAGCGTAAGTGAAATTCAAGACTTTTTAGGTCTAGGAACAAGCCCGTCAGAAATTAATTACAAAAACCCTAAAGAAATTGAAGCAGCTGAAAAGGTTGCAAGAACAATTATTGATGGATATACAGGGCAAAAGTTTATTCAATATTATGGTCAGCAAGAGCAATTTGGTTTTGGATCAGATGCTATTGAACTTGTTGAGAAGATGCTCACATTAGATAAAGTTTGGGAAAACGATGAATTGTTAATTGACAATACAATAACCCCAGTTTATAATAATTTTGGATTTTCGCTAGAGCTAAGCCCTACAAAGAAAGCAATTAGAATTATAAATGTAGGCTGGGACCTTAGATATGACAATCAAGTAGATCCAACTGCAATGGGTAATGGTAGATTTAGAAATGGTTCAAGATACAAGTTTGAAGGCCTAATTGGATGGAAATACGTTCCAGAAGACATTAAAATTGCTTCAATGCTTTTGGTTGGAGATATTTTAGCTAATGATTATAATTGGCGTAATAAATATTTAAAAAAGATAGACCTTTCAGAAATTTCATTTGAAATGGCGACAGGAGCATTTAATGGTACGGGAAATATTGCTGTAGATAATATTCTAGATCAATACCGTAATGTTAATATAGTAATAATTTAATGTTTAATACATCAGTTATCGGATCAATAATGAATATGACCGCTCAAGTTTACGGTCAACAAAATGTACAAGATACAGACACTGGAGCTATATCTAGACAATGGGTTTATAAAAAAACAATTTCTTGCAAAATTGAACCTATTCAAGCAAGGGGAACAAATACAAAAGGCGACAATAAAACTTTTGATACATCAGATGGTGCACTTGGCGGGTATGATGAAGGCTTTCAACTTAAAATGAAAACCCTTGAGCTTTTAAGTAAGCGTTGGAGAGTTGCTACTATTAGATCAAGTGATGGTCAACAAGTATTTATTGAAATTGATAAAATTGATCAGCCAGATACTATTTTTGAGGTAACATCATCTCACGCAGTCTTAGACCCATTTGGCAAAGTTTCTTATTATGAAACTACAATACATAGGGTAAAGGTCCAAGACAATGATAAAACTATCAATAAGTAAAAAAAGTGTTGAGGCTTTAAATAGAGAAATTGATCTTAAAGTAAAAGCAATTAATCATATGAAGCAACCAGAGTTTTTAAATGAAATTGCAAAAGCAGTGTTTGTAATATTAGGTGAAAAATTTGTTTTGGCAGTAGATAGATTTTCTGTAACAAACCCAAAAAGAATGCATCATATATATGAGTGGAATAAAGTTGGCTCCCCATCTGCAAGGCTTTTTGTTTTAAATAAAGAAATACTAATAAATGGATCTATGACAATACGGACACAATTTAAACCATCAAAAACCTCAGTTCCAATAAACCCAGAATTACTTTCTCCTGGACCTACTGGCAAAATAGTAAGTAAAAAAAATATTTTTAAAGATAAAGCTCAAATTATGGAAGAAGGAAGAGCGGTTCATTATCAAACTAAAAGAATGCTTGCATTTATGGGCTCAGATTTAGGTATTAAATTTATACGTCCTGGAACCACAGTAAACATTAATAATCCAGGCGGCAAGCACGTAAAAGGCTCTTTGGCTATTTTTATGTCTGCTTGGTATAATAAGAATGCTCAAACAATTATAGATTCCTCTGGACTATATGAAAGAATAGCTAATGAAACAGCTAAAGTTCTTTCTAAAAATAATGCGGGTATTTCAGATGTAAAAGCTGTTACCCAGCAGATTGTAAATTCAATTGTTGCGGGTAGGGAGATAATTAAATGACAGTAAACTATAAGTACGCAGCATCATACGATATCCGTAAAGCGCTTTTAAACGAGCTTACAGACAAGAATATCATAAACCTTAATAATTATATAGCGGACGGCTTTGATAGCCCCCTAGAGCCTATTATACCCGCACAACAAGTACCTGAATTTAACAACTTATTGCCAGGCAAAACATACATAATATACGATATTACTCAAAGCCATGGTGTTACTCAATGGTGGATGAGTGAAGACGTTATAACCTTTGATATTGTTTCCAGAGATCCGTCTGAAATTCAAACAATAGTCAGCCTTATCACAGATTTTTTTAGAAGATATGATGATTCAGCAAGAGAGATTAATCTGTCTTTAATTTCTACAAGTCCATATACATACCATTATTTTAAGGTAGAGTCAGCAGATCCAATACAAGCCTTTGCAAATGAAGGCGGGTTTATGAACGGAACTATATCAATAAGATATTCATACAGTAGAGCCTTAGACCCCCTTACTGGACGATATATATAAAACTTTGACTTATTAAACATTCCTGCTATAGTTTTACATGAGGAAGTAAATATGTCATCTTTTTTTGATTTTTAATTTAATTCAAATAAGGTGGTGAAATAAAAAAATGGCTACAAATACAAAAAATGTTATTGTTGGTGCAGCGTCGCTTTTCATATCTTCTCAAGAAGATACAGCACGTCCAGCAACTACAAACGCAATTATTACAGGTACAACAGCAAATGGTGGTTTTCTATCTGCAGGTGCTTCAGCACGTACAGGTTTACTTGCAACAGGCTCTAAGTACCGTGAAGTTGGTTACACAAATTCAGGTTTAGAAATTTCTTACGAACCAAGTTACGGTGAAGTAATGGTTGACCAGTTGCTAGATGCAGCAAAGTTATTTAAGCAAACACTTAAGGTTACACTTAAGACAGAATTAGTAGAAGCAACCCTAGACAATCTTACTCTTTCATGGGGTCAGATGGATACATATTATGTAAACCAAACAGGTAGCTCAATTACTGCAGTTAGCTCAATGACTGATGTAACACCAGTTGGTGGATCAGAAGTTGGTACAACTTTAAATATGGCAGCTGGTGCTCTTGGAGATGCTCCAGTAGAGCGCACTCTTGTTGCAGTTGGAAATGCTCCAGCTCAAGTTAAGAATGTTACTCCAACCACATCTGCTTTGGCAAATAAAGAGCGTGTATACATTGCACGTCGTGTTGTTTCTATGGATACAACTGCTCACGGATTAAAGCGTGATTCAGCTACTGTATTCCCAGTAAGCTTCCGTTGCCTACCAGATGATTCACAGGCTAGCTATGCTGGTTCTGAATATGGTGTTGTAATTGATCGTGTATGGGGAACTAACTAATTAAGTTAGTTTTTTAACAATTTAATAATATTCGGACCCCGTCAGAAATGACGGGGTCTTGAATTTGTGTATGCTCATTCTATTGGTATAATTTAACTAAACAAAGGAGCTATAAATTGGCAACAACAGTATATGACGTAGTAGATATTGAACTATCAAATGGTGAGTCTATCACATTAAAGCCTCTTCCAATCAAGAAGCTTAGACAGTTCATGGAACTTATTAAGAGAATGGATCTGCCAGAAAATGCATCAGAAGATGCAGCAATGGATATATTTATTGATGCTGCAATGGTTTGCATTGCAGGTTTATATCCAAACTCAGACCTAGGAAAAGATAGAGACAAGTTTGAAGAAGTAGTTGAGATTCCAACAATGATGAAGATTTTAGAAATTGCTGGTGGATTAAAGCTAACAGACCCAAACCTGCTGGGAGCGGCACTAGTTGGGACGGACTAGACCTACGCTCCCTTGAGTCCGAAGTTTTCTTGTTAGGTCGTTGGAAGAATTATGAAGAATTGGAAGAAAGTTTATCATTAGAAGAATTAATGGCAACTATTGAAGCAATTCGAAGTAAGGATAACAATGATAAAAAGTTTGCTGCAGCTATAAACGGAGTAGACTTAGACGAGCAAAATGAAGAAGAAGTAATAAATGATGTTACTGATTTAAATTCTGCAAGAGTTGCACAAAGCGAAGGTTTTGGAATAAATGAAGGGCTTGGCTTTATGCAAATGGAGGGGGATGAATGGCAAGAGTAGAACTCAATATAGTTGCTTTAGGTGACTTTAAATCCGTTAATTCTCAAATTAAAGCTCTACAAGAACAAGTAAACATTTTAAATAAAAGCGTTTCAAGTGTAGGCGTTAATGCTAATTTAGCAAAACAATTAAACGAGGCTAACGCTGCATTTAAAGCAACATTGCTTTCTACTGGGCAGTTTACAGCACAAACAGTTAAGCTTAAAGCTGAAACAGATAAGTTTGGCGAGGCATTAGTAAACGGTAAATTAAAACTTACACAATACTTTCAAATAATTAAATCTGGTACAACAAACGCAACTGCTCAAATGAAAGCACTTGCTATGGAGCAAACAAAGCTTCAAAATTCAATGATTATGTCAGACCCTACAAAACAAGGTGTTCTTTCTATATTCACTCCAACAAAAATTAATGCCGTAGCAAATGCTACAAAAATTGCAGCAAATACTCAAAATCTTTATAACATTGCTGTTGATAAAGGAACTCAATCTCTTATTAACTGGGGTAAAAATACTCAGTGGGCAGGTCGTCAATTAACAGTTGGTATGACTGTGCCACTTACAATTTTTGGAAGTACTGCAACAAGAGTTTTTCAAGAAGTTAATGATGAAATTGTAAGATTACAAAAAGTTTATGGAATTGGAATTCAACAACCAACAAAAGAAGCATTAGAATCTATTAAGCAACAAGTTCTTGGTTTGTCAAAAGAATTGGCTGCAGGAATGGGCGTTGCAGTAAAAGATACTGCAGCAATGGCAGCAGATTTGGCAGCTACTGGATTGCAAGGCGTTGACCTTATTGGAGCAACAAGAGAATCAATACGTTTGCAAAAACTTGGTGAAATGGATCAGCAAAGTGCAATGCAAACAACCATTTCTTTACAAAATGTATATAAGTTAAGTACAACACAGCTCTCTGGCGCAATAAATTTTCTTAACGCAGTTGAAAACCAAACCTCAACAAGCTTGCAAGATTTAGCAGCAGGTATTCCAAAAGTTGGACCAATTGTTCAACAATTGGGTGGATCATTTAAAGATACAGCAATTATGATGGTTGCTATGAAAGAAGCGGGTGTTCCAGCAGCTCAATCTGCAAACGCAATTAAATCAGCTTTAGCATCACTTATTAACCCAACCAAAGCAGCAAAAGATGCTTTTGCTCAATACAATATAAGCCTTTCATCAATTGCTACAAAAACTGGCGGAAATCCTGTGCAAATGATTATGATGCTTCAAGAATCATTGAAGGGTTTACAGCCTCTTGTTCAAGCTCAACTTATTGAAAAACTTTTTGGAAAATATCAAGAGGCAAGAATTCAAGCACTTATATCAAATTTAGGTGCAGTAAATAGTCAAACAAAACAAGCTTTTGATTTAGCAAATGCTTCAGATACACAACTTGCTTCAATTGCATCAGGCGAATTAAAAACCGCTACCGAATCAACTACTGGAAAATTTAGAAGAGCTGTAGAAACAATGAAAGCAGATCTTTTACCAGTAGGTGAAAAGATTATGCAAGTTGCAACATCTTTGTTAAATTTTGGAAATAGTATTGCAAAAGTTTTTGGCGGACTTCCAGGACCAGCCAAAACAGTACTTGGAATTATTGCAGCAGGTGTAGCATTGTCTGGCCCAATTATTATGTTTACTGGTGTACTTGCTAACTTTGTTGGGTATTTAATTAAAGGCTTATTCTCAATGAAAGACCTTATTAATGGAACTAAAACTTTTGGACAATTGTTTACACCAGAAATTATTGCTTCACAAAATGCAGCACAATTATTTAGTCAAAAGATTTTACAAGATGAAACTGCAGTAATGCTTTTAAATAAAGCTGTAAGAGAACTTACTATAAGTCTTGAAGGAATGGCTGTAGGAATGGCAGCAGCATCTGGCACTAATTTAGCAGGAAAGCTTCTTGCAGCAGAAGCGGGATTGGCAGGAGGAAGAATACCATTTAAGGCACCAAAAATGGCATCAGGCGGAATTGTTCCTGGCAACCCATCTCATGGAGATGTTTATCCAGCTTTACTTATGGGTGGCGAATCTGTAATACCTACAAAACAAACAAAGAGATATGGACCATTTATTAGTGCAATGATTAATGGAACATTGCCACAACATGGAGATGGAATAACTCCAGGTGGATCAAGCAGACCTTCTTCTGCATTTACGCAGGCTGAAAGAGTATATGGAGCAATGCCAGGTGTAAGAGACACACAACTTGGAATTATTGCTAAAGAAATTGCTTCTATGAGAGCGGCTGGAATGTCTATATCTAGCAAATCTGAAAAAGAAATGATGTTTGGAAATATATCTCACGTCGCACCAAGAGAAGGCGCTATGCCAAAAGATTGGAGCGATTATTCAAAGATGTATGCTTTAACTGCTCCAGAAAATCAATCATTAAATCTTTTAACAAGACCTAATAGTAAAAATAATGTTGCGGCATTTGGAAAGTCAATGGAAAATGCAATAACAACAATGGTTAATGAAGGTTTTTCTGAATCAGAATTAAGGGCATCAGCAAAAGGAATTTTAACTGGCAAACAACCAATTGAAAAATTAGAAATGAAATTGTTTAAAACTGCACTTGATGATATTGATAAAAGAGTAACAAGTGGAGAACTAAAGCCAGGAAAGAATTTTGGATCTCGAACTTTGCCTTGGGTAAAAAGTGCGTCAGCAGTAACAGGTGCAAGATTGGCTGGAGAGTTGCCAATGGCAGAAAGAATGAGATTAGATCAAATGGGAGGATTTACCGCTTCTCCACAAGGACTTCCACAATTCCGACCATCTGCAACAAGACAGGTCAATCGTTTAGTTGCAGAGCGTGAAGAAAGAGCAAGACAAGAAATTTTAGCAAAAGAATTAAATATTGCATCAGGTGCGGCATCTCCATCAAAAGCAACAAAACGTGCCGCTAAAAACATGGTTGATGGTGTTACAGAAGGAATTAAAGAATCAAAGCCAAAGGTTAAAGCAGCAGCAAATTCTGTTATGGAAGAAACTTTGCTTTCAGGATCTAGATCAGAATATACAAATCTTGCAACAGAAACAGAACCAGGCCTAGCATCAACATCAAGACCTAAAGGTAGATTCTCAAAATTTAATCAGGCTAGAATGGCAACAAGAGCAAAAATTCAATCTAAAATGCCTAAGATGATGACAGGAAGATTTAGTGGTCTTGGAATGGGTTTAGGACTTCAATTAGCACAACAATTTGCTGGACCAACAATAGAAAAGCTTCCAGGGGGAAGTATTGCTAATGCTGCAATAACTGGTGCAAGTTATGGAGCATTTTTAGGACCTGAAGGTGCTGCAGCGGGAGCTGCAATAGGTGGACTTATAGGCGGAATAAGTAAGTTAATAAATGCAGAAAAAATACATAAAGCTACTGCTGAAGCAACTTTTAAAGCAAGTGCTGATGCAGTAAGTATGTTTGGTGGAGCTGTATCTGGTGAAAATATTCAAGTTATTAATCTTGATAAGGCATTAACCCCAGTGATACCAAAAATGGATTCATTTAAATCAGCAACAAAAGATTTTATTGATTCAATAAATCAATTAAAACCAGATAATCCTATGAAATTAATTTTTGATCAATTAAAGGGCGTTGATGATAAAAAAGCTAAATCTATTATTGAATCTTTTGCAGCAGCACAGGTAGCATTAGGAAATATGGATCCAGCAAAAGCACAAAAAATGATTGATCTTTATTTATCTGCAACAGGACACAGCAAAGTGTCTGGAAAAGCAAAAGATGTAAAAGGATCTACTGAAAAACTATTAAGTGCAGAAGGCATGCAGTCTGGCAATTTAACTTATTCTGAACAACAAACAATGGCTCAAGATTCATATTGGCTTTCACAAAATCAAAATCAAAAGGGAACACCAGGGTATGCTAGAACAGAAGCTGAAGTTGCATCATTTGCTAAAAAAAGAGACACAACAACTATTGGCGGAAAACTTGCTGAAAACATAGTAAGTGTTGGCAAGAGCATGCTGGATGCTGGAACATCTGTTGATGCATATAAGCAAAAGCTTGCTGCAATTGAATCTAAATTAAAGGGTAATACACAAGCATCTACATTGTTTATTAATGCTTTATTAAAGAGTAAATTAACAACAAATACTACAGCTGATCAAATTAAAAAATTAAATTTGCCACTTGCTGATACAATTAATTATTTTAAATTAGCTGAATTAACTGGAAAAAATCCTTCCCCACTTCTTACACAACTTACAACTTTAAAGCCAGGAACTAAAGAGTTTGCTGATAAATTAAAACAAATTGCTGATGCTGTTGTTACAATATCTGGTACAAAAAAACCTGCTGATTCAAACTTAAAGCCTGATGGCACCCCTTTAAGTGCAGAAGAAATTGCTGCAAATAAAATTTCAGTTCTTCAAAAGAAATATAAGCCAATTTTAGATTTAGAAAATAAAAGAACTACAGAGCTTGAAAGACAAAAAGCATTAATGGATTCACAAAATCAAGCTGCTCAAGATGCTATAAATTATGCTACACAGCAAACAGATTTACAAGGTCAGATCAGACAAGCAATGGCAAGTGGAGATTATTTAAAGGCTAATTTACTTCGTCAACAAATGGCTGGTAATGCAGATAAATATCAAATGAATGTTACGTCTAATCAAAATCAACAAATGATTGATAAGGGTAGACAAATGTATTCTGATGCCCAAGCAAAAATTGCAGAAGGTAAATCTCTTACAAAAGCAGAAGTGAATGCATTAAAAAATTATAATCCAAAGCTTGGAACATACAATGCTGGTTCTGTAAATATGCCAGCTGCTGTACAATATGGTAGTGCATCACAATTGGGAACAACTGGCGCAAATGTTCCAGCAATTAATGTTGTAATTAATGGAAGCAATTTAACATCAGAACAACTTGAGTCTGCTGCAAAAAATGCAGTATCAGGTGCTTTGGCACAAGCTGGAGTAAAAACAGCAATGTCTGGAACAAAAAATAAGGTGGGTGGATAATGCAATTACAAGCTGGAATTCAAGTATCAATAGATAATACTAATTGGTATAAATTAACAGATCATAATCGTCAACCAATTAGAATTGGATATGAGGTTATTGAAAAAACTAACCGCATGGCTGATGGAACTTTACGTCGTTATGTTGTTGCAAGAAAGCATAAAATTACTTCAAGTTGGAATTTAGTTCCTTCACTTACACAAAATGCAGTTGATTATAAATCAACAGATTCTTACAGCGGTAAAGCTGGAGCATGGATGAAGTCTTTTTATGAAGCAAATGTGTTTGTTCCAATTTATGTTAAACTAATCAATGCTGGAATTACTACTCAAAATATAAATACAACAGATGGTTTTACACCCGACGAAAATACTTATTACTCTTCTTTTGAAGCAGCCACAGATACAGATAATGTAGTTTATACTGCTTATATTACCAATTTTGATTATGAAATTGTTAAAAGAAACGCAGGCGGTAATGGAAAAGGTTACGATCTCGTAAATATAACAATAGAATTTACGGAGGTATAATGTTAGGTACATCAGCAGTTAAACAATATTTTTCAACAGGCGATTCTCATTACGTAGTTCCTGCCGTATCTGCTGAATGGAATTATAATCTTTTTTATGCACCTTATGTTACTTTTGCAGGTGATGGAACTCAAGTATCAAATAACTGGAAAACCCCTAGCATCTGGACTGTATCAAATTGTGCAATTACATATGACTCATCTAAAGGTAGGGTATCAAATGGATACTCTGATACAAGTGCATTAAAATTTTCTACAACGGGACAAAATGGGTCGGGAAAACTAACAGTAAACACAACTAGTGGGCTTAATACATATAAGATAGTATTTTATGCAAAGACCATTACAGATGTTGAAGTAACATTAACTGCTTTATCATACATAGATAGTCATAGGTCAGATTCTGAATCTAAGCGAATTGATAATACTACATGGACTAAATTTGAGCTTTATGCTAGTTCCCGTCCAGTTGATACAGCATATTCATCATTTATATTAAACTTAGATTTTACTTCTACAGATACAACAATTGCATCAAAAGTTGTTGGAGCACCTACAACCTATGATGTTCTTATTGATCAACTTGAAATTTTTCAATCTACAGATTTTGATTATCAATATGGAAATATTTGGAAAACAGATGCTGCATTTGGATTTTTTAGACCAGGCGAAAGTTATGTTCCATCTGGAAATACATTGACACAATTGCCTGCGGGATTTAGAACAATCAATACAAGATTTAATAAAGGCTCATCATCTACATACTGGGACACACAAACAATGCCTTGTAGTCCAGTTTTATATCATCCACAAGTTTTAAGCTCATCTGCTGGAAACCCTGTATATAAAAATGGAATTCTGTCAGACTATACAACATATAAATATTTTGTTTCAAACACATCAAGTCATTCAATAGGTGCTTTATACGATAAATTAATGTCAACAAATAAGCTTGTTTTAAAGTTTAATATAGCTTATTCAAAGCCTACAAGCATGACAATTAATTTATATAATACTATAACAAGCTATTCAAAATCAATTAGTATTTCTGGTAGTGATATATCTGATGCAGGAGTTTGTATTCTTTATTTGCAAACAAATGGAAATTGGACAACTACACCGTGGACAACAATGCCAACTTTTAATAATGTTGGAGACATAACGTTATCACAAGCAATTAATAAAATTATTGTTACACAAAACTCTTTTGCAATTACATCTGCATATTCAAATCCAAGTACAACCATTACAAGTGACTCAACACGATATGCTCAATATCAGGCTGATATGGGCAGGCTTCAAGTTGTAGAAATTTCACCAAGAATTGAATTAGATCTAACAAATTTTGTTATGAATGTTGAAACTAACTCTGAATTAGACAACAAGCAAAATCCCCTGCCTATATCTGCAATATCTTCAAATAGCGCTTTAATTCATCTTTCAAATATTCCATTTAATGTTAGTGGATATGTTTTAAGTATTTTTTCAAACAATTCTTCAAAATCTCCACTGTCTGGATTATTTAAAAAGAACGTTAAGTTTTATGTTAACTATGTAATAAAAGATGCAATTACTGGAGTAACATCAGCAGATAAAGTTATTCCAGGTGGCGTATGGTATGCAGAAAGTTGGGAAGGTCAAGATCTTCAAAGAACAACTGTAACAACATTTGATATTACAAAATATTTACAATTATTATCACCAACAGATTATGTTTCTAAATCTCAAGATGTATTTAAAGTTATAAGCAACATTTTAGATTTTGCTGGATTTACTGATTATGATTATGACAGTTTAAGAAAAGTAACTCAATCTCAAGTAACTATGGTTGATGGAGTTGTACATACAAATAAGCAAGCAATTGATTCTTCGTTTTTTTATGCTGATGGACAACAACAAAAAGTTTTTGACGTTCTTAGAGAATTATTTGAGGTATATCAAATTGGAGCATATATTGATGCTTATGGAGTAATGAATTTTTTAAGCTTAGACAATATATTATCTAACACTCAAGCAAACCTTTTGCTTCACGATAATTCAAGTCCACAATCAATTACAACGGCAGCGGGTTATACAGATAATCTTACAGTAACAAGCAATATTACACAGGATACTTATACAGAAAAAGTAAAAACAAAACTTGGAAAAGCCACCCTTAGATTTAAAACACCTCAAATTGTAAAGACTCTTGATATAGAAGGATTAGCAAATATTAAAAATCTTACAACTAATTTAATAGATAAATATGATGTTTTGTGGCAAGCAGAAAAAGAAGATGTTTGTACATTTAATTATTTAAATGGCTCTATATCATCTTATTCACAAAATTATTTTTATATTAAACCAGATGATTTAGTAAGCACTTTTCATTCTTTTGGAGTTGATCATTCTGGATATGCAATAATTGAAGGAGAAATTGTATCGTTTAAAGATAAAGAGTTTAAATTTGATATACACGGTTTAGATTTTTCTAATTCATCAATAACTCCAAACTTTTTTGATTCAAATTATAAGGTTATAGTTTCAAACAGCTCTGATTTAAGTGCTGCTATATCTGATTTTTCAGCCAGATCTGGTTGGGGAGGAACTGTAAAGTATACCCCAACTGGAAAAATTGCCAATGTTGAAAGAGGATTGTTTAACACTCCAGTAAGAACACATAATTTAATAACTAATTTAAATAGTTCAAGTGATGAAAATTCTTTATATTCAAAAATGCAAGTTTATTCTGGATTAAATCCTTCTTTAAATTCAAACAATGATATTCAAATGAATGCCACAACACCTGGAACGTATAGTATATTGGTTCCTAGTAGTGGAGAGCAAAGCGATACAAATCATCCATATAATACATTTTCTGTAAAAATGCATATAGGTCCAAATTCTGGAAACCCACATCATATTGGATTAGGCGGCGGAATAGTAGTAAACCTTGGTGGCAATCCAGTATATATAGAATTAAGACAAGAAAATGGTGGAGCAAAGTATTTAGGATCATCACTTGTTCAAACACCAGCTTATCATTTATATGTTTATCAAGGTAATGAAAATAATTCTCTTTTATCAAAAGATGGCAAAAGCGTTCAATATGTAAACATAAGCGAATCTTTATTAAATGATATAGCAGCATATCCAAAAGAATCTCCATTTGAAGAGTTGGGAAAGTCTGTTAATTTAAAATTTGTTAAAATTGAAAATCCTCCGACATGGTACGATACAATTACTAAGCAATCTGTTAAGGGTCCATCTTTTGAAATTCATCTTAATAAAAAGAAGTTGAATATACAAACAAAAGAAATTAACATTAATACTTCAGGACAATATGGCATATTTGCTCAAACAAAAAATGCACAAAATTCTACAGCTGGAAGCATTGTGTTTTCAGAATTATATGCAACTCAAACTGCCCTGGATGATCCATCAATTTGGTATCATTGGCAATTACCAAGTTTTGCAAGCACAATAGCTGGCGGACATAAAGTGTTTGAAATTAATTATATGATGCAAACAAAACCACAAATTTTTGGAATTAACTATTATGATGTTCAGTATCAAACTGCACCAGCACTAAGTGCTTATGCAGTTCCATCACCATACCGCTGGTATTATTATTACGGAGATAAAAAGCAAGTTCTTGGAAATGTAACTGTAGAGACAGACGCATTAGCATATTCTGGAATTTATAGCTCTGGATTTAGAGGAAGGTTTGCAATTATTAATGGATCACCATCAGCAATTTGGATTAAAAAATCTCCAGATGCAATTAATCCTATAGATGTAAGTTTTTTTGTTAATACAAACGAACTTGTATCCCTTAGTAGCGAAACAGCAATAGAAAAAATATTTGATCCTGCCAATATAAATGAAAGTATAGAAATTAGGTCTAATTGGGTTCAATCAAAAAATGCTGCTTTGGGTATATTAAAAAATATTTTTAGAGCAGTAGATGGTTTTAGTAGAGATACAACAGTTTCAATATATGGTAATCCATTGTTTGAAATTGGAGATGTTGTTAAAATTAATTATTCATTAAAAAACATATCTAATCAAACATATTTTGTTCAAGGAATTCAACAAACATTTGATCAAGGTTTAAAAACAATATTAACCTTAAATCAGATAGCATAGGGCTAAATGGTATAATGATAAAGGAGGATAAATGACTGATATCAATTCAAGTAGCAGAATAGTTACGGGATTAGCGGGAAGCGTACAAAAACGCAAGACCCTCATTTTGCATGAATCAGATCCTAGAGCAAAAGATCCTTTTTATATCTCTAACTATGTTGGAGAAATTAGAATACTTAGCGATGAACAATATCTTAAATATTTAAAAACTAACAACGTAGCACCAGAGGTAGAATTAGATAGTGGAGCTCTTGCTACAACACTTCATCCCCCAACCAATTTATATTGGGATGCTACAAATCCAGCTGACACTAGCTATGATCAATCAAATGCAAACAGTCTTATTACTATAAATATAACTTTTGATCCAGCTACTGATGATATTTCAACAGATGGTACAATATCTTATGAAGCTGTTGCGGATATTTCAAACCACCAAGTAGTTTCAGCAATAAACGATGTTGGCGGTACTACTTCAACAAATGCTGCGGGAACAAAAACTGTTACAAGTACTGCTGTAAAACCTGGAGTTGTACAATCAACAATATCATCTCCGATACATATTGGAAGTCATATTCAATTAAAATGGAAAGCAGTTGCTGGAGTTATTGGCTATGAAGTTACAGTAAATGGAAAAAATCAAGATAATGCAGCGGGAAGAAATTCTAAAGTTTGGAATACAGGTGCCACAGTAACTAACGGATATCATTATTTTAACATATATCCTAAATCTGGTACATCATTTAATGGAAGTTATTCTTTTACAATAGCAGCAAAATATACTAATTTAACAACAAAGGCGGTGTCATACAGTGGCTTTACAATTTAAAGGTACTTATGTATTTAAACAAGATGGTAAAGAAATAGGTAGATCTGAAAACCTTATTACAACAAATGGTAGAAAAGTTCTTCTACAATATATTGCTGGCATAAGAAATGAATGGGCTGCTGATATGTGTTTTGGAGCTATTAATACCACACCATCTTTATCTGATGTTGAGCTTAATTTTGAAACAGCACGAGTTCCAGTAACTTTAAAAACTTATAAGTCTGCAACAGTTGATAATCCAGATTTAATTATTGTAAGAGGCACATTGCCAGCAAGCTTATATGCAAATATTTATGAAATTGGTTTATATCCAGAATCAAGAATTACAGATGTTGCAAATAGAAATAATAAAATTATTACTGATTTTTCAGATTTATCAAACTGGGTTGCAAGCATTTCAGATCAATCACAAAGCATTACAGATCAAGGAACAGTTTCTATTACTGGCTATTCTCCTCAAGGTTCCGCTTCACCAAGAATTGGCGGGTTCTCAGTAGACCTAGCACAAAACACAATGTATGAGAATAATACTTTTGGATTTAATTTATTAGGATATTCAGACTTAGATAGTTTAAAAATTCTTGCATATAATACTGCAGCAGGAAATTTAACTGTTACATTTAAAGATGTTCAAAATAATTCTTATGTGTTTAATTATACATTATCTGATAATTCTGGATATCAAATTTTAAGCGCTCCATTTCCAGCAAATGTTTCTTTTATAAATACAATTAATTCTATTAATATAAAAACAGATAATACTGCATCTGTTACAATTGATGCTATTAAAGCTTCAACAACAACTGAATTAACCAATGAAGATTATTTAATTAGCAAATCAGTTCTTTCAACACCAATAGCAAAAATTTATGGCATACCGCTTGATGTTGAATATTACGTTCAGGTGTTGTAAAGGAGAATATAAATGGCAGTAGGAACAATTGCTAGTTTAAGCGTATCAGCTTATACTACAAACATAGTTATTAGTTTTGCTAAACCAGCAAATTGTACCAAAGTTATATTTACAGTAACTCCTAAAAATCCTAATGGTACAGCAATACAAAAAACTTATACAATACCCGCTGGTTCTGTAGGCTCTAATCTTTCATATAGTTTTACTGGTTTAATATCAACTCAAAAATATAATCTTTCCGCAACTCCATATAATGGATCAACTGCTGGAACTGCAAGAATTTATTATAATAGCACATCTAGTCCAGTTAATACAATTAAAATGGCAAATGCAACAGTTACAAAACCTCAAGCAACAGTTTCCTATAATCCTTTAACTGGAACGGTTGGCACAAATGGTGGTGTAGTAAATAATAATTCTTCTACAGGATCAACTGCAAATGGTGGAACAATTGAAGCTTCAGATGCAGCAGGTTCAAATACACCACAGTTTTTGGCGGGAGTTACAGATGCAGAAAGACCATCAGATTTAAATGCTCCAGGAAGAATATCTTTACCAGTTAGAGATTTAGCACCCAATCAAACATATGCAATTAAAGTTCGTGCTATAACAACAAATGCAGAAGGCAACAAAATACATTCTGAATATTCATCTCCTATATATATAACTACTCCAGGGTTTTCAGCTTCTGGAACAAACCACTTATCAACAAATAATAATGGAGATACTCAATTAGCAGGTGGGTCTATTTTTGCTGGAGATTTTGGATCAGATGTTGGTTTAATTGATGTTGTAAATGGTACAACAACGGGAACGGGAGTTGTATTAAATAAAACAGGATTAGCAGGTTTTAAAAGCGGATCAAAACAATTTTATATAAGTGCTGATACAGGAGATGCATATTTTTCAGGAACAGTACAAGCAACAATAATTGAAAGCACCTCATATTCTGGCGTAACAGATGGTTCAACTTTTTCAACTAATGGCATGGCAATTAATTTAAATAATGGTTCCATAACATCAGAACAATTTAGAATTGATGTTGATGGAAATGCTTATTTTAAAGGTGATGTTGGAGCATCAACAATTAGTGGGTCAAGTATTGTTTCTTATATTGGTTCAACATCTACAACTGCAGCACAATCTGCTGCAAATGGTGTAAATAAAATATATTATTATAAAGGAACTGGAAATTCCATAACTGGAACAGCATATGGAAATGGTCCTAATGGAACACAATATAGCGTTACGGCAGGAACTTCGGGCACATCTCCAACATCTCCATCATCAACATTTCCAGCTGGCCCATTGTCAAGCGCAAGCGGTGTTAGAACAATAGATGGAGATACTTGGTTTGTTTATGATGGAAATTTAATTGTAATTGCACAATATACATATAGTACAAGTTCTAGTGGGTGGATACAAAATAAAGTTAGTGGATTAACAATTGCAAATCTTGATGCTGCTGTTATAACGTCAGGAACTATTAGTGCATCAATTGGAATAACTTCACCACAGATTACAGGTGGAAATATTAATGGATCAACAATTACTGGAGGCGTTCTACAAACAAGTGCCACAGGCCAAAGAATATTATTAGATGGCTCTGATGATACTTTAAAATATTATAGTGGGTCTATTTATGAAGCAGGACCAGCAACTATTTATCCTCTTGTTACTACAATTTCTGGTTATACCTTTGCAATGACAAATATTTATTCAGGAACTCTTACTACAAACAGTAATACTGGAGGATTAAGTGTTTATACAGCATCCGATGGTGCTTATGGAGCAATTTTAAATGGTAGCGAATCATATGTAAATACTGGAACTTTCAGTATTCAACAAAATTTTAGTGGCACCACTGGAAGTTCTTCTTCTGGTTTTGTAAGAAATTCTTATATAAGACCTTCATCTGATGGAAATCCAACTTCAAGTGATGGAATAAATGGCGATCTTTGGTTTCAATATTAAGGAAATAACATGACTATTCGTAGTAAAGTAGAAGGCACATGGACTTCAATATCAAAAGTATTTGCAAAAGTAGAAGGCACATGGACTTCAATATCAAAAGTATTTGCAAAAGTAGAAGGAACATGGACTCAAGTTTTTTCATCTCAAGTGGGATTACCAATAATTCAAAACTACGCTGGAACAACAATATCAACGCAATATGTTGGACTAACTCTTTATGGATATTCAGGGTCTAATACTACTGGTTCTTATACTTATGCGTGGCAATATTCTTCAGATGGAATAAATAACTGGTCAAATGAAACTGGAACAGGAGCAACAGGCTCGGGTTCTGGAAACACAGTAAGACGTACATATGTAACAGATTTAACAGATGATAAATTGTATATAAGATTTAAAGTCTTTTATAATGGAGCAAATAAATATAGTAATGTTGTTTATATTACAAAACGTACTCCAGCTTTAAATTTGTCAAGTTATCCAAGCGATCCTGTATTATCTGGAACTCAAGCGGTTGGATCAACACTATCATTATCTTCGCATTGGATTACAACAAATACAATTACAAATGATCAGTTACCAGATTCTTATGATATATATTGGACAGATAATACTGGAACAACACACAACACTTGGTATCAAGGAGGTACTGCTAATAATACATATTTAATACCGTCAGGTGCACTTGGCGGAGCAGTAAGTGTGTATATGACAGCAACAAATAGTGGTGGAACAAGTGCTTCAACTACAGCAAGAACTACTGGAACTATTGTAGACGCATCATTAACAGCACCAACAATATCTAGTGTTGTTAAATCTGGTTCAAACTATTTAGTTTATTTTTCTGGTGGATCTGGTCCATATTATCAAGTTTGGTGGAATAGTAGTACAGGAGTGGGGGCTGGATATGATGCAAATGGAACCAGTAGTCCAATAACCGTAACAAATTTAACAGCTTCTTCAGGAACAACATATTACTTTTTTGTAAGATCTGTTTCTTCATTAGGAAACACTGGAACTGGACCATCATCAACAATATCTTCTTGGTCATCATATTATACTTATACAGAACCATCAGCAGTAGCACCAACAATTAATGGTTCATATATTAGCCCATCATCAGGAACTGCAGGATCTACTACATTTTATGCAATTCCTGGAACTGTAACGGGAACTCCAACTCCTACAATAAGTTATCAATGGCAATATTTTAGCAATAGTGCTTTTACATATTATCCTGTATCAGGTGCAACGTCTTCAAGTTATTCACCGCCATCCAATTTTAATAGCATATATCCAAATTATGGATTTTTTTGTTTAATAACAGCATCAAACTCGGCTGGTTCATCAGCTGAAAGACCTTCTGCAACTTTAAATAATCCAGTTGTAGTAACTGTTCCAATCACCCCTACGGGACTTTCTATAACAAGTAGTGGTCTTGCTACATGGAATGCTTCATCGGGTGCTGCAAGTTATACAATAAATTATTGGCTTGCAAGTAATTCATCAGGAGCAAATGCATTTAATGCTGGAACGGTAAATGTAGGAAATACTACTTCATATCAAATCCCATATGCAAACAACCCTAGTACAGGTGTATACTGTAATTATACAGATGCAAGAGTTTATGCAAGCAATTCAGCTGGAGATTCATCGTGGTCAGCATGGTATCCATCAGCTTCAACATATGTATAATTATTTAAATAAGGAGATATAATGATTACTGATCAAGAAAAAATAGAAATTATTATTAATAGACTTAATAATATAAAAGCTATGCATAATTCATTCATTGAAAACGAAGAAACAGCATCTGGCAAATATATTTTAAAAGATGAATTGTTAATTTGTGATGAAAAAAAACAAGTACTTTTAAATGAATTAAAAAAGCTTGGCGGAAGCTGGATAAATTCCAACAATTAATTGCTCATGTGTGCTATAATAAGAAAGGAGGCAAAATGACAAATTTACCAAATGCGGAAAAAATTAATATAATTAATTCTCATCAAAGAAATCTTGAATTTAATAAGTATAGTCTTCAAATCAATCTTATTGAAGAAAATGCAAAAACATCACCAGATCAAGATGTTATAAACGGATATAATTCTCAAATCCTTGAGATTACAAAACAACTTACTGCACTTAATGCAGAACTTACATCTTTATCAGAAGATAACTAATAGAAAAGGAATAAAATGGAAAAAGCAGAACTAGTAATTACTGCACTACAACAACGTATTGGTGAAATTGTTTCACAGTATGAAACACAAGTTGCTATACTTAGAGCAGAACTTACACAATTAATGGATAAAGAGAAAGCTAAGGATGAATATTCTCAAAGTCTTTCAGAAAAAATCAAATCAGATAATTAAAGATGCACCTTTTGTACCCAGCGGTTTGATAGGATCAGCCGCTGGTTCTTTTTACTATGTAAAAGGAAATAAAAGGTTTAAATTTGTTTCTGAAAGAGCCATGCAATCATGGTCTCTTCCAGTATTAAAAATTGACGTTGCATTTTTAAATAAATTAGCATCTGGCGGGACTTTAGGATTTAGAGATGGTTCTTTGGTCAAAGACATTTCTGATGGTAAAATATATCTTATAAGCGATTCAAAACGCAGACATGTTGTTGATCCAGACGTTTTATCTTGGATTAATGCAAATGTAATAGATGCGGGGCAAAAAGAAATTTTAGTCCATCAAGAAGGAGAACCAATTGGCCAGTAATAAGATTATTCAATCAGATAATGCGGTTATTGATTATACAACTATTTCAGCATTAATTAATACTGTAAATGCACAGCAATCAGCTATTGAAAATTTACAAGCAACAGTTAATCATACTCAAATGACAGTTGATCCTAATACTGGACAAACTTCAACAACATCTGGAACACAATTGATTCAAGGAAATGCTGTTCCAATTAAAAGTACAACTGTAACTGTTAAGTTTCCAAAAGCATTTGCATCAAAGCCTTCATCAGTTGTAGGAACTGTTCTTGCAGCTAATGGTGACAATGCATATGCTTATGTAAAACAAACTGTTACAGCAACTGAGGCTGTTTTTACAATTCAAGCAAAAACTGCACCTAATTCTAAAACAACTGGCATGTACCTATATTGGATGGCAATAGGAATCGGTTCTTAGTGTATATTCCTATCAATGCTTGGACAAAGCGGGATAGGAAGATTAGTCGTGAAGGGTATGTATTGGTAAAAATACCAGAACATCCTAAGAACTTTAAAGGTTGGTATTATGAACACCGCCTTATAATTGAAAAACAATTAAATAGAATTATAGAAGATTGGGAAACTATTCATCATATCAATAATGATAAGACTGATAATAGATTAATTAATCTTTTTATTTGTTCAAGAAAAGAACATAATAAAGCACACGCTGCTTGACAGAAAACAACAATATGCGATACAATGAACTAAACCCCCAGAAAGGGATTACATGAGTAATGATTTAAAATGGATGCTATCATCTGATCAGCAATTTCCATATCAAGATGACAAGGCTATTGAATTATGGTTTAAAGTTATGAAATGGTTTAAACCAGATGTAGTAGATTACCTTGGCGATACAGATGATCAAGCATGCTACAGTAAATACACAGAGGGCAGGTCAGCAGAATTTTTGCAACTGCATAAAGACGATAGCAAAGATCTTATTGTTCCAATGATGAGACACGAAGCAAAGGGAGCAAGAGACTTTTATGCTAAAACCCGTGACATGCTTCCAGATGCACAACTATTTTCTGCACTAGGAAATCATGATATTAGAATTTTTGATTATATTGATAAGAAGCTTCCAGACTATGCTAAAGATGTAACACCAGAATCTTTGTGGTCTTTAGATTCACTTGGATATGAATATATTTATTATAATGAATTGCCTAAGCATCGTTTTGGTGATATTCATGTTCATCATGGTCTTTCAATTGCTGACACAGGTGCAGTAAGAAAAGATATTGATGATCTTCAAATTTCTTTAATTAGAGGGCATTCACATAGAATTGCCTCACACTTTCAAACATATGAGTTACCACTAGCAACTGGTGGTAGAGCAATTCGTGGTTACGAAATTGGTCATATGTGTGATGAAAAAAGTTCTGGTATGAAATACACACAAAATCATAATTGGCAAAAAGGTTTTGCTATCGCACACATTGAGAACGGTCAACGTCCTCATGTACAGATAGTAGAAATTTCCCCTGACTACACTTGTTTTGTAGATGGGAAATTGTTTTCTTTATAGAAAACATATACGTAGATGGAAAAAGTAATTATAAAAAAGGTTTCAAATCCTGCTCGTTAGAGCAACATCTACACTAACAAATAAGGAGAAATAAAAATATGAAGATTAATCAGGCAATGATTGAATCTTACGTTCGAAATTTGGTTGGTCAGGTTATTGGAGCAGCAACAATTGTTGCATCAACAACACATGTAGCCATTTCAAGTTTTGGCGGACATGAGTGGTTGCTAGTAGCAAACTCTCTATGGGCATCTCTTGTTCCAGTAGCATTACGCTATGTAAATAAGAAAGACCCAGCGTTTGGCATGGTTGCACAATTTGCAACATCAGCCGTTACTAAGAAGCTTGATGAGGCTACAAAGCCTAAGAAGGTTAGCGCAAAGAAGTCAACTTCTAAGTAGAAAAAAGAAAAACTAAATAATGTATTGTAAAAGATGTAATGGCAGGGTTTTTGTAGACAGGGTTTATTCCCAAAAAATCCGTGTTGAACTGTATTGCATTATGTGTGGGAATAGATGGATGATCAAGAGAGATTCAAGGTTCGGTATATGGCTGTCAAAAAACGAGGAAAGGCTTCACAAAAGTTACGGTATTTTTATTTAAATACTAAGCTTTATAAAGTCTTAAGACAATCAAGAGCAGAAGATCTAATGGTCGCCTGGGATTACGAGATGGGTAAGCGTGTAGCATTTGTATTGACTGACGTTAAAAAAAATATGCAAAACGCTTACCCTCTTTCCAAAGTTTGTAAAATTATTGGAAGACATGAAGATACGATCAAAAGACATTTGTATGCGGGTAATATTAAAAAACCACAACAAGTTTATTCTTTAAATGGTAAAAAAACTCCAGGCAAATACTATTGGAGTGAAGATGATGTTAGAGAAATGCATGAGTTTTTTAAAACTGTCCACAGGGGCAGGCCTAGAAATGATGGAGAAGTGCATCCAGGAAATATGCCTAGTAGAGCGGAAATAGAAGCTATGATGAGACAAGAAAATATTTTATATATTAAAAATAATGATGGGACGTTCAGTCCAGTTTGGAAACAACCTGAATGGTAGAGAATAATAAATTAAGTAAAGAAGCAAAACAAACTCTTGATGCTGCAATTAGAGTTTTGGAATATGCCATGGAGATAGCTGGACAAAAAGAGGATTTAGATGCTATGATAGCAATATCAGATCGCTTAATGATGCTTTATCAACATTTATCAGATAAGGGTCACAAAAAGTTTAAGCCAGGCTTTGCATTAATGGAAAAGGAAGAGACCCTGAAAGATGACGAATCAAACTAACGTTAAAGTTGATTTACAATTTACTCGCAACTTAGGAAATTTTGAAAGTTTAAAAGTTGGCATTGGAATTGAAGATTATCAACGTCAGGGTGAAACTATTGACGAAGCTACAAATAGAGTATATACTTTTGTAGAAAAAAAGTTAATGGAAAAAGTTGGCGAGATAGAGCAGGAACTTAAAGGTAAAAAATGACCAAGGATGAAGCAAAGTTAGCCTACGGTTTAGTTGGGTTTTATTGTGCTTTATATAAGCAGGTCTATGGCAAAGCACCAGTTGTAAATCGTTATCGTGAGAAGTGGGCTATGCAAGATGTTATTGATAGTATTGGTTATGACAGAGCCAAGGAGTTGTTAGAGTATTATTTTAAAACTACTCGTCCAGGCCACCCACTTCAGTGGTTCTTTTATAACTTTGAGAAAATAGATTTAACTCTTACTCAAATTGAAGAAGACAAAATACGTCGTGAGCTAATCAGAGCTAAAACAAAAACTATGGTTGAAGAAAGAGACAATGAATACAGAATCAGCAGTAATCACAGCAATATGTGAGAATAAAGATATTTCCGTAGTAATGTCTGGAAATATTGATGAGGTCTTTACTTCACACAGAGATGTGTGGGAGGGTCTTAAGTCTTACTATTTAAAGTTTAAAGCCGTACCTGATGTTTCTGTGCTGACTGAAAAATTTAAAGATTTTGAACCAACTAAAACTAAAGGTGAAACAGCCTACTATTTAGACCAACTTAAAAATGAATACCTTGCTAGTCGTTTACGTAATCTATTGTTATCATCTGGAGCAAGTTTAAAAACCGAAGCATCAGGTAGAGTCATTGCTCAAATGCAAACAGAGCTTGCTACCCTTGGCAGATTAACGTCAAATGTTAGAGACGTTGACCTTACTGATTATAAAGAGGCAGAAAAACATTTTCAAGCCATTAAAGATCGTTCTGATGCTATGGGCGGAAGCCCAGGAATCATGACAGGCTTCAAGGCTATTGACTACGCATACCCTACTGGAATGGCTCCAGGACACCTTATTGTGATGATTGGTTGGCCAGGTAAGGGTAAGACGTGGTTCTCGTCTTATTTGGCCTGCAAAGCCTGGGAACAGGGCTTTAAACCAATGATTGTATCCCTTGAAATGACACCTGAGAATATGCGTGACCGTATTTATACAATGATGGGGTCGGGATTATTTAAGGCATCAGACTTTGCCAGAGGTGATGTTAATATTGATCAATTTGATGATTGGGGTTCAAAGAAATTTGCCAACAAAAACCAATTTATCTTAGTTTCAAATGAGGGTATGGGTGAAGTAACACCTAACGTTATTCAAGGAAAGATTGATCAATATAAACCAGATATTGTTATTCTTGATTATCACCAGCTATTTGCTGATAATCAAAATTCAAAAGGTCCTACAGAACGTAACATGAATATTTCAAAGTCTTTCAAGAAGTTGGCTATGTCTAACAACATTCCAATTATTGATATTACTGCTGCAACTGCAGAAGAAGTAGCAGATCATGATTCACCGCCAATGCTAAGCCAAGTTGCTTGGTCTAAGGCTATTGAATATGATGCTGATATGGCTATGGCAATCCATAAAAATCCTGATAGCAATATCATGGAGATTGTAAGTCGTAAGAACCGTCATGGAACCGAATTTGGAATGTATCTAGATTGGGATCTTAATCGGGGAATTGTTAAGGAAGTCTACGATATTCCTATTGGATAATATGTAATGTCTGGCTAACTTGGTATAATTATCAAGACAGTTAGGCAGCCATGTACCCAAGAAAAATACATGACTTTTGGATAAGCGGAACCATTGTAGATGATTCCAAACTCCAAAGCTCTAGAGAGAATTACGAAAGGCTTTTAGTCCAGCAGATGAGGGACAAAGGCTATATTCCCGTCCTTGACATACAGCCACAATTTAATATAAAATATAACGAGGAAAAGGATCATTACACCTTCAACCTAGTTATGTACGGGATTTATCTTGGGAAAGCCAAAGCACTGAAGTATGAAGGTTTCTCGGGACAGAGTTTAATACCTAAAGGATAATAAATGTTAGATGCATATAGCAAAGCGGATCTCCGCTCTATTTTGCGTTCCTGCAATATTGATATTGTTTCACAAACAGGAACAGACTTTTTATGTTTATGCCCTTTTCATCATAATGTTGATTCACCAGCTTTTGCAGTAAGTTATTCAAAAGGTCTTTATATTTGTTACAATCAAAATTGTAATTCATCGGGTACAGTTTTAGACCTTGTAAAACAATTAACAAATAGAAATGATTTTGAAGCTTTGCGTTTTATATCTTCAAACAAACAAACAGAAGCGGAAGCATTTGAAGATGGGTTAAAAGATTTACTTGATGACAAACCAGAGTTTACAAAATTTTCGCAGGACACTTTAGATAAGTTGTATAGCGATATGGCAAACAATCCAAAAGCCGTAGAGTATTTTAATTCACGTCAAATAGGTTTAGATGCAATTAATCATTTTAAACTTGGTTACTCAGATAAACAAGCAATGGTTACAGTTCCATTGCATTCACCAGATGGACTTCCAGTTGGAATTATTGGTAGATCAATTGAAGGCAAAGCATTTAAAAATAGCCCTAATCTTCCACGTAATAAAACCATGTTTAATTTACATAGGGCAAAGCGTGAAGGTGGAACTATTATTGTTGTTGAGTCTAGTTTTGATGCTATTCGTTTATGGCAGGCAGGGTTTCCAAATGCAGTTGCTACATTAGGTGGTAGCATATCAGATATTAATATTCAACATTTAAATAAATATGCATCTACAATTATTATAATGACTGATGCAGATGCAGCGGGTAAATCTTTAGGCATGACAATTGCTAATAAATTAAAGAGTAAAAATGTTTTGTGGGCTAAATATGACCACAATGTAATGTATCCTCATTCTGCAAAAGATGTAGGAGATATGACTGACGAAGAAATAAAACAATGTATTAAAAATGCAATTTCGCATTTTGAGTACGCTGTTATGTGATATAATGGTAATAACAGAGCATCTACAGCTCACTATACAAGGAGAAAATATATGGGAATCGTAACAGGCTTGAAGGCAATGAACCTTCAAATGGAACAAAAATCACATTCAAGTGATTCACAAAAAGGAAGATGGCTACAATTAAAAGATGGCCAATCATTAAAAATCCGTTTCATGCAAGAAATTGATCCAGACTCACCAACATATGTTGAAAAAGCTGGTTTAGCTTTTATTGCAATTGAACACACAAATCCGCATGACTACAAGCGTAAGGCGCTTTGCACAATTGAAGATCAAGGTCGTTGCTACGGATGTGAAATGCATCGTCGTGACCCAAAGTCTGGTTGGAAAGGTCGTCAACGTTTCTATGCAAACGTATTAGTTGATGATGGTACAGAAGAACCATACGTTGCTATTTTTTCACAGGGCGTTGGTCCTAAGTCAGCAACACAAGAAGTTGTTGCATATGCGGGGGAAACAGGAAGCATCACAAACCTTAACTGGAAGCTAAAGCGTACAGGAGAGAAGACTGATACTAATTATTCAATTATTCCTCTACCTACTGCAAATGCAGGAGACATTGATTTTGATAAGTATGAGCTGTTTGACCTTGCCAAGACAGCAGTTCGTGACGTTCAATATCCAGAGCAGGAGAATTTCTATCTTGGAATTACTTCTGACTCATCAAGCGCAGAAGCATCATCCACCTCTTCTGCTGTTGAGTGGTAATAACTAACTAATAGAAAGCTAAACATGTCTGACTTTGTTCACTTGCATGTCCATTCGCACTATTCGCTTATGGATGGTTTAAATACACCACATGAATTACTTGTGGCTGCAAAAAATCAAGGTCAGGCATGTTTGGCTATTACTGATCATGGCAGCCTTGCATCTCATAGAGATATGCAGATTGCTGCAAAAGAACTTGAAATGAAGCCTATACTTGGGCTAGAAGCATATATTTCTGCTACAGACAGGTTTGACAAAAGAGCGGTTTCAAAACGTGAAGATAATACTTCTCTTTACAACCACATTATACTTCTTGCAAAAAATGATTTAGGTTTAAAGAACCTTCAAAAGCTTTCACAGATTGCTTGGACAGAAGGTTATTATCACAAACCACGTATTGATATGGAAGTACTTTTTGAGTATGGCGACGGTATAATTGTTATATCTGGTTGTATGAATGGACTTATTTCTAAGGCTATTGAGCGTAATGAAATGGATAAGGCAAGAGAACTTGTCAAATCATTTAAAGGTCGTTTTGGTAAAGATTTTTATATTGAAGTGCAAGCACACAATCCGATTGAACTTAACAATACTTTGCTTGAATTAGCAGATGAATTTAATGTTAAGCCAGTTGCTACAGGAGATTGTCATTTTGCAGTTAAAGAAGAACGGGATTTGGAAGAGCTTTTACTTATCTTATCTACCAAACCAACACAGAACAAAGAAGCAGATTATACAAGTGGTCGTTTACGATCTAATATTATTGATCGCTTTGACCATCTTTATCCCAATCGCCCTATTTCTTTCGCTGACATTAACGTTTATATTCAATCCCGCAATGAAATTGAAGAAGACTTTATTAAAACGGGAATTCAACGCAAAGATATTTATGAATCATCAATAGAGATTGCTGATAAAGTTGAAGCATATGATTTCCATGAAAATCTTGATTTGCTTCCAGTACCAAAAAAGAATGCATTAAAAACAGTAAAAGATTTATGTGAGAAGTCTTTAGTAGAAATGGGATTAGATAATGAAACATATAGAGAAAGACTCAAAGAAGAGCTTAAAGTTATTGCTGATAAAAACTTTGCTAGTTACTTCCTTGTTGTTGGCGATATGGTGGGCTGGGCTAAAGAAAATAACATCTTGGTTGGACCAGGACGTGGATCTGCAGCAGGATCTTTAGTATGTTATTTAATGGGTATTACAGAAGTAGACCCAATAAAATTTGATTTACTGTTCTTCCGATTTATTAATCCAGAACGTAATGACTTTCCAGATATTGATACAGATTTTATGGATCGTCGTCGTGGAGAAGTTAAAGAATATCTTCGCAAAAAATTTAAGCACGTTGCTTCTATCTCTACATATCAATATTTTAAAGATAAAGGTGTTATTAAAGATGTTGCTCGTACATTTTTAGTACCACTTAAAGAAGTTGAAAGAACTCTTAAGCATGTAGAAACATTTGAAGAATATGAAACAAGTCCAAATACAGAAGAGTTTCGCAAAAAGTATCCAGAAGTTACAAAGTATGCCTCTATGCTTCGTGGCAAAATTCGTGGAAATGGTATGCATGCAGCGGGAGTTGTTGTAGCCAAGGATGATATTAGCAAGTATGTTCCAATTGAAACACGCAAAGACCCAGATGATTCAGTGTCTGGACGTATCCCAGTTGTTGCATATGATATGGAACAAACAGCAGATTTAGGTTTAATTAAACTTGACGTACTTGGACTCAAAACATTATCAGTTATTGATGATACGTTGCAGACTATTCAGAAGATTAGCAAAAAGAAAATTGACCTAAAATCTTTAACACTTGATGATCCAAAGGTATTTGAAATGCTTTCAAATGGATTTACCAAGGGTGTTTTTCAAGCTGAAGCAACACCTTATACAAATCTTTTAATGAAGATGGGTGTTAGCACATTTGAAGATCTTGCAGCATCTAATGCATTGGTACGACCAGGTGCTATGAATACTGTAGGTGGAGCATACATTCGTCGCAAGAAGGGTGATGAAATGATTACATATGCTCACCCAATTATGCATGAGTTTACAGAGCGTACATATGGAGTTATTATTTATCAAGAACAAGTTATGCAAGCTTGCGTACACCTGGGTGGTATGACATGGATGGAAGCGGATAAAGTTCGTAAGATTATTGGAAAGAAGAAAGATGCAAAAGAGTTTGATATATTTAAAGATCAATTTATTGAAGGTGCAAGCAAGCATATCACGCCAGAAGATGCAGCAAAACTTTGGCATGATTTTGAAGCTCATGCGGGTTATTCTTTTAACCGTTCCCACGCTATTGCTTATTCTATGCTCTCTTATTATACGGCTTGGCTTAAGTATTATTACCCTCTTGAGTTTATGTTTGCAGTTCTTAAAAATGAAAAAGACAAAGATGCCAGAACAGACTACCTCCTTGAGGCTAAGCGATTGGGAATTAAGGTCCTATTACCCCATGTGAATGAATCTGAACTAGACTTTAGTATTCAAGGCAACTCAATTCGTTTTGGCTTATCTAACATTAAATATATTTCAGATAATATTGGAAGTAAAATAACTGCATTAAGACCTTTTAAAACTTATAAAGATTTTACAGATAAAGCAATGCAAAAAGGTAGCGGCATTAACTCTAGAGCATTAGATTCTTTAAATATGATTGGTGCTTCTGCTTTTCCAGATAATCCACGCAAAGGTAATGAAAATGAAAACCTTTATGAATATTTGGGTATTCCAAAATTTGATACAGGAAAGCTAAGTCCTTCAATTAAAGCTCAGGTCAATCCACTACAGGAGTTCCTTGAAGAAGGTTGTTTTGTACTCCTAGCCATGGTTAAATCCATTAAAAAAGGAACTGGCTGGAGCCGTGTGGAGCTTGTAGATGACACTGGGTCTGTTGGTATCTTCCATAGCGAAAATACACAAATTGAGACGGGGATGATGTATTTTTTCTTAGTAGGAGATAATCGTATTCACAAGTATGTAACTATTGATGATGTTGTTAATAAGATTGATGACCCATTTGTACAATGGTTATACAGAGATAAATTAAAGATTGATTCAGGTAAGCGATTGGTACTTGATTTTACACATTATAAAACAAAAGCAAATAAGATGATGGCTCACATTATTTTATCTGATGCAGACAAAGCGTTAGAACGTGTTATTGCTTTTCCAAAGCTTTACACAAAAGCGTTAGGAAAAATGCAGGCGGGAATGATTTGTGATCCTGCAATTGCAGAAATGGAAGATGGAACCTTATATGTAAAGGAGGTAGGATAATGACAGAAAAAGTTGAGCAAGATTTAAATAATGTAAACATTTCTATTGAACAAATTTTGGCAGTAATTCTTAAAAGTATCGGGCCAGTAAAAATTAATTTAGAAGAATTATTAAATGATTATTCATCTAAAATGATTGCAGTAGATCAAGATCCAGAAACCAAGCAGATCACATTCAGCTTGTCTGATGCGCCAAAAGCGCAAACAGAAAATCAATAAATGTAGTATAATGAGAGTATATGGCTCAGTCCTACATTCTTAAAGGTACAGAAAACGAATATCTTTTGGTTATTAGAACAGAAGATGAAAAGGCAGTTTATAAACTTATAGATTTCCTAACAACCAGTAGAAGTGAACAAATCAGGGAACTGGCAATTGAATTAGAGAAGAGTATGAATGATAACGGAAGAGATTCTAGCAAAGCTAGATCAGAAAACAAGAGCAAGAGTACAGTTAGCAACAAAAATAAGCGTAGAAAAACAAAAAACTCCTAGCATTGGTTTAAACCTTGCATTAAAGGGCGGCTTGGGATTTGGTCGTCAAGTAATGATCTGGGGAAATAAATCTGCTGGTAAATCTTCTTTTTGCTTACAAATGATTGCAGATGCTCAACGCAATGATAAAACATGTGCTTGGATTGATGCAGAGGCATCATATGACGTTGCTTGGGCTAAATCTTTAGGTGTTGATTCAGATTCACTTATTTATTCACAGGCTAAATCAATTAATGATATGGTAGACGTTGCAACTCAACTTATGGGTGCTGGTGTTGATATAATTGTAGTAGACTCTATTTCAGCACTGCTTCCTGCAATTTATTTTGAAAAAGATAGTACAGAACTAAAGAAACTTGAGGATACTAAGCAGATTGGTGCAGAAGCAAAGGATATGACCCATGCGGTCAAAATGTTAAACTATGCTAATAAAAACACTTTACTGGTTCTCATTTCACAACAACGTAATCAGTTTGGTAGCATGCATGCCTCCCACATTCCAACAGGAGGAATGGCAGTCAAATTTTTCTCTTCGACAATCATTAAACTATGGTCTTCAGAAGCTGAAGCTAATGCCATTAAATCTGGCATTCAAGTTGGTGACAAGATTATTGAACAAAAGGTTGGGCGACCAGTCAACTGGATTGTTGATTACAATAAACTCGGACCTCCCAATCTATCAGGGCAATATGATTTTTACTACCAAGGTGATAAGTTGGGGGTGGACTCAATCGGAGAAATTGCAGACGTTAGTGAAATGATGGGAATCATTCAAAAAGGCGGAGCATGGTATACGGTTGGAGAAGAACGTTTTCAAGGTCGTGCAAAGGTAGTAGAATATCTTAAAAATAATCCAGATGTAGTAAAAGAATTACAGGAGAAAATTTATGACAAATCTTGAAAATTTTTTAAATAAAAAAATATCAAAAGAAAAAAGTTCAATGCAAATTGAACCCGCAAGTGGATCTTTTTCGTGTCAACATGAAGATTGCGATGAAGTAATTTATGAAGGAGCTATTGATAGAATAAATCACAGACTGACATGGACTTGTTCAAGAGGCCATCACTCTAGTGTGGTGGTTTAATGTCAGAGCGTGGAGAGATTAAAAGAGATGGCGCAAAAGGGCAAAAAAATAGTGGTCGTGGTGACTATCAAAAAGGCGATGCTCAATGGCATAATTTTTTGGTTGATTACAAGGAGTACTCAAAAAGCATCTCAATCTCACAAAGTATTTGGGCAAAAATTTGCACAGACACTTTTAAAGTGGATAGGAATAAATATCCAGTCCTTAAGCTCATACTTGGCAAGGAATCTAAAAAAACAAGACTTGCGGTAATAGAATGGGCATTGTTAGAGCAACTAGTAGAGTGTTGGGAGACACATAATGATTGAAGAAAAAGATCTTGATGAATTTCATATTTGGTATGATAATGGCGTTGCCCGTGGTTGGATTACTGAAATGTTTTGTGCAACACACGATGGAGTTCCTTCATTAACAGAAGATGAAGAAAAAGAATGGGAAGAAGGCGGAGACCCATGTCAATTCTGCGTTAGGATTATGGAATGACAGAAAAATCAACAATTGATATTATTAATGAAATTACAGAATTTAATGATATGAAGGAGTTTATGGGTGATCAAGATCTTGATTATGCCCTTGACCTTATTATTAAACTTATTGCAAAGCCAGATGTTCCTTCTGCTAAAGCTCCTGATCTTATAATTAAGATGCAAGCTTTAAGTGCAAAATTTGCAATGCTATCTAGATTTTATACCACCTTTGAAAAGGGTGGGGAAAATGCAAAAAAGAAGAACGTATATTACACAGCAGAAGAAGCAATTAATAGATTGGTGGATGCCCTTAAGTATTCAGCAAGGTACGGATCATAATGGCTAGAGAAATTATTAGTAATTTAAAATTCCAGAAAAACCATGAGCCTGGAAGTTTTGATGTAAATGAATTTGCAATCATGGTAGAAAAGGCATACACAGATGGAGAACAAAAAGATCCCTTTACACAAAAAAAGACATTTAGTCCTAGTACTATTGGTTACGGTCACGGTAATTGTTCTAGATATTGGTTCATTGCTTTTAATGGTGCGGAGTTTGAAGACCAGTTCGATGCTATGGCTAGGGCTAACATGGATAATGGTACGGCTGCTCATGATCGTATTCAAAAAGTCATGGCTAAAACTGGAGTACTCAAAGCAACAGAAATTGAAATTACCCACGATGATCCTCCGATTCGAGGCTTTGCAGACGTTATTATCGAATGGAATGGAAAAGAAGTAGTAGGAGAAATTAAAACTGCTAAAGATGAAGTTTTTGCTATGCGAAGAGCAGAGATGAAACCATCAGGTAATCACTTGCTTCAAATTCTTACCTACATGAAGATTAGAAAATCTGCACAAGGGTTTTTGTATTATGAAAATAAAAATGATCAATCAATTTTAATTATTCCAGTTAATGTAAATGAAAGAAATAAAGCAATCATTGAAGAAGTTTTTGAATGGTTGAGAACAACCTACAAAGCATATACTGATAATACTTTGCCAGAAAGACCTTTTACTAAATCACAATCAGCTTGTAAGTATTGCCCAGTCAAAAAGGTTTGCTGGAAAGAAATGGATGATGGTGAAATTTTTATACCTGCAATGGTGACGCCAAAATGATATGTGCTTATGAAGAATGTAATAATGAATTTAAACCAAAAACTCATAATCAAAAATATTGTTCAGACGAATGTTGTAGAATTGCTACAAATCAAAAATTAAAAGATGCATATTATGAAAAAAAAGCTAGACTTGCTGGAAAAACAAGAGTTTGTAAAAATCAAGGTTGTAACGTAATACTTAGTAGGTACAACGAGGGTCGCATATGCGATAAATGTGAAAGTTCAAAAAGAGAATCAGATCGAAAAGCTTTGGTTGAAATGGTAAGAAATGTCTCTAGCAAAACTCGTTAAAACAAAACCCAACAGGGTTTTGGGAATAGATGCGAGTACAAATAGTATTGCTTTCTGCCTCATAGAAAATAAAAAACCAATAAAATGGGGAGAAATAACTTTTGAAGGTTCAGATGTTTATCAAAGAATTCTTGATGCAAAAAGAAAAATAAAAGCTTTTAAACAAGAGCTGGATACAGATTTTGTTGTCATAGAAGCAGCCATATCAGTAAAGTCAGTTCACACAGGGATTAAGATGGCATACGTATTTGGTGCTATAATGGGAGAGTTACTTAGTGATAATATGCAAGTGGTTGAAGTTCATCCTATAACCTGGCAATCATATATTGGTAATAAAAATTTTAATAAAACAGAAAAGCAGGCAATAAAAAATGAATTTCCAGAAAAATCCGACACATGGATCAAAGGAAAAATCAGAGAACGCAGAAAACAGCGCACTATTGATTTTAGTAGAACGCTTGGTGTTGAAACTGAGTCCGATAATGTCGCTGATGCGACGGGAGTAGCGTGGTATGCCATCAATGAAGTTATACGATAGTAAAGATTGGTGTTACAAACGCTATGTCGTTGAAAAGAAAACAATATTAGAAATGGCAATGGAAGCTAAGTGTAGTCATATGACTATTCAAAGATCTTTGCAAAGATGGGGATTGATTAAACAACAAAGAAAGTGGACAAAATGAGTATTCCAGTGTTAATTATACCTGTATTAAACAGATTTGATCTACTTGAAAAATCTTTAGAAAGCATTGATCATCCAATTGATAATATTTTAATTATTAATAATGCAAAAGAAGAATATACTCCGTCAAGAAAAGATTTAAATATTCATATACTACACATGCCTTCAAATCAAGGAATATCGGGTTCTTGGAACTTGGGAATAAAATCATTTCCACATTCATCATGGTGGCTTATATCATCGGCTGATACAAGTTTTAAGCCAGGTTCTTTAAATAGATTTGAAGAATTAAGTGGACCATCTAAATTTGTAAAAAGTATTGCAAGTTACAGTTGTTTTTCGCTAGGTGAAGAAATTGTTAAAAACGTTGGTTTATTTGATGAATATATTTATCCAGCTTACTACGAAGATAACGATTATGATGATAGAGTTCACCTTGCTGGTTTATCCAATATGTTTGAAACAGAAGGCATAGATGTTGATGATAGTGGTGGTTCTCAAACAATAAAAAGCGATCCATCGTTAAGTTCAATGAATAGTCAAACATTTGTAAAAAATAGAGAATATTATAATAATAAAAAAACAAGTGGAGATTACACAGTAAGAGGTTGGGATCTAACAAGAAGGAGAGAAAACGAATGGCTGAAATAGAATTATTTGGAAATACTTTTAAAAAGTATGAATCAGATAAAACAGGGTATCATACTTATGAAAATGTATATGGAACACTATTTAGCGATAGAAAAGAAGTAAAAAATGTATTAGAGGTTGGAATACATCTTGGAGCTTCACTTAGAGCGTGGAAAGAATTGTTTCCACACGCAAACATTATAGGTCTTGAAAATAATATTCAAAGATTTTTTACAGAAGAAAGAATTACTTCAATGTATGTTGATCAATCAATAATGAAAACTTTTTATGATTTTAAATCAGTTATGCGTGGAACTGAGTTTGATTTTATTGTAGATGATGGATGCCATTATTTACAAGAAACTAAAGATACATTTAAACAACTACTTCCATTGTTAAAAACAGGTGGCTGGTTTGTAGTTGAAGATATTCATGAAGAGTTTGAAGAAGAATGGCGTGGCATTGCTGAAGGGTTAGATGATTCATATGATTATAATTTGTACAACATGAATCATATTTCAAAAACAAACGGAAAAGATAATATTGTTTTGGCGGTAAAAAAGATAGCATGAAAGTATTAATCACTGGAGTTGCTGGATTTATGGGAAGCCATTTAGCTGATGAATTTATTAAACGTGGTCATTACGTAGTTGGAATAGATAATTTAATAGGTGGTTATTACGAAAATGTTCCCGTTAATGTTGAGTTCTATGCTAAAGATCTTGGAGATTTTGATTCAGTTCAAGAACATTTTAGAGGAATAGATTTAGTTGTTCATACAGCATGCACTGCTTATGAAGGGCTTTCAGTGTTTTCACCAGCGCTAGTTACAAGAAATACTTCTCATATTACAACAGTTGCATTAAGTGCATCAATTAAACACGGAGTTAAAAAGTTTGTGCATATGTCATCTATGGCAAGATACGGAACACAAGAAATAGTTCCATTTACAGAAGATATGACTCCAAAACCACAAGATCCATATGGCATTGCTAAATATGCTGCAGAACTTCTTATTAAAAATATTTGTGAAACACATGGCATGAAGTATGTAATTCTTGTTCCACATAACATAATTGGTCCACGTCAAAAGTATGATGATCCGTTTAGAAATGTTGCATCAATTATGATTAATCGTATGTTAAAGGGTGAACAGCCAATTGTATATGGAGATGGAACTCAAATGAGATGTTTTTCATTTTGGAAAGATGTAGCAAAACCATTAATGATTGCTTGCGAAACAGATGTGGTTGATGGTCAAATTGTAAATATTGGTCCAGATGAAGAGTTTATTACAATTAATGAATTAGCTCAAAAATTAGCTGACATACTTAATTTTGAT